CCGGCTTACATAGTTGTACATCGCAATGATTACAAAGAACTATTGAGCTGGTTGCAAGAAAAATTTATAGAATTAGAAATGTTTGAAATATGTGCACGTATTCAATCAATTAAACAAAAAGTTGTATGAACAAAGTAGAAGAAATACTAAAATCATGGGCAATCCAATTAAGCCCAAATGATGAGCAAAACGAATTGGCGGCCAAACGTTTAGAAATTTGTAATAAATGCGAAAAGAAAAAGAAAAATTCGGTTGGCGTGTATGTGTGTTCCGAATGTGGCTGCGTTTTAAAATCAAAAGTTTTCACTCCCGCAGAAAAGGGGTGTCCATTAGGTAAATGGTAATGTATGATAACCGTCCCACAAACTCCAATAACTGATGCAAGTTTTAGAAAATGGAAGTGCTTCAAAATAGATGTAAAGGATGATGAATCAGGCGAAAACTATTGGTATTGGATTATACCATTAGTCGATGCCAGCGAAGAGGACTTTCTAAAGGTAGATGATTACTATCCACATATGTGGTCTTCCGAAAATGGTGAATTTATAGATGATGATGGAAATCACGTATATTCTATTTTTATGTTTGATGATGATCTTCCAGCATTAACTACCGAAGAAGAAGTGGAGATTATTTACCAAATACTTACCAAAAAAGAGCTATATCAATAATTTGGTTTTTTCAAAAATTTTTTGTATATTGTACTATAAAAAGTTATAAAATGAAAAAAACAGAAAAAGAGTTATTAGAGGCATACGAAGGATTTATAGGATTCGTAAAAAAAGTATTTAAAGGTGAGAGATTGGAACGATTGCTGTTCATGTACAGTGAATCCGAATTGGGAAAAGAGTTGGCGGTTGCACCTGCGAGTGGTAAATTACACTTTCACAATGCATATATCGGTGGATATGTAGACCATGTGATGAATGTTGCGAAAAACGCCTTTAAGATGAAAAAATTATTTGAAGATGGTGGTGGATTTGTGGATTTTACAGATGAAGAATTATTTTTTGCCGCACTACATCACGATTTAGGAAAGTTGGGAGATGGTGTTAACCCAAATTATTTGCCTCAAACTGATGAATGGGCACAAAGAAAGAAAAATGAATATTTTATACACAATCCAGAACTGCATTATCTTGATGTTACCCATCGCGCAGTTTGGTTACTAAACAAGTATGGTATCTCTTACACAGAAAAAGAAATGCTCGGAATCTTTTTGGCAGATGGACTTTATAATAAAGCAAATGAAAAATATTTTATAGTATACAACGAAGATTTTAGATTGAAAACCGAATTGCCATACATTATTCATTGGGCCGATCACATGTCTTGCAGACAAGAAAATTCTCAATGGAAAAATTCTTAAAGAATTAAATACTTATATAAAACGCACACTTCTATGAATTGGAAATCTTTTAATTTTGATTTTATTAAAATGAGTAAGAAGGAGTTTATGGATACCATTATCCTATATACTACAACATTACTTATCACTTTGGGAATGGTTTACCTGCTATTTCCTAATTTCGTAAAAGGGCTTACTGATGTAAGTACAATAAGAACAAATGTTTCTACGATTGACCAAAAAATAGATAGTGTAAAAACTGGACAAAACCTTTTGCATGAAAAGGTTGATGTCATTATAGAAAATCAATATAATTTTACGGGCTCTACACTTGATTCTATAAGACTATTAAATCAGAAAATTGATATTTTACAAAACGCAACTTATCAAAATAATAGGCTTGTTAATCAAAACTCGCGAGATTTACAAACTCTCAAACAATTGTATTACGAAAGGCAGTTAAATGATAATAACGGAAATAAGGTTTCATCTTTAGAGGGTTTGTTTAGAAAACAATAGTAAAGTTTTATTGGTTTATTGTTAACCATAAAATTTTTAAGATGAAAACATTATTTTTAGGAATCTTATTATTTTTATCCATATCGGTAAAAGCTCAAATACCCGATTCTCTCTTAAACGAAGAAACTAAATCATTATATAAATTTATAAACGAATGGTGGCGCACACCATATCGGTATGGTGGTAGTAGTAAGCGCGGAATAGATTGTTCAGCATTTACACAATCTTTGTACAAAAAGGTATACGATGTTAATATACCAAGAGTAGCATCTCAACAATATAAAGTAGGTAAAACGATTACAAAAGAAGAAGTAAATACTGGAGATTTAGTATTCTTTAGAAGTTCAGGTCCATCGGGTTGGCACGTTGGTGTTTACCTAATAGATGGATGGTTTCTACATTCGGGAACATCGAATGGTGTTTATGTAAACAATTTAAGTGAAGAAAAATATTCTAAAAAAATAAGAGGTTTCAAACGTGTTATGTGATTTTCTGATATTTATTATTGAAACAAAAACTTTTAACTATGAACGCACTTTCACTTTTTATTTCTGAATTAGTTTTGAGAACTTTTTCTTCAAAACCTAAGTTCTTCGTAACCATCCAATGGTTGTCCATCGTAACTGGTGGTGTTTCTGCAATTATTTCTTATCTACAAACAACATCAGTACAATTACCAGAGTGGGTTGCAACCGTCGGTAATGCAAATGTAATGGTTGGATCAGTAGTTGCTCTTATATTGGCACAATTAACAAACAAAGACCCAGAGGTAGCTACTAAAATTGATGCTCTTCACGAGAAGTAATTCAGAAATTATTTCAGGTAAAACTTAAAAAGTATGACGTATTGTCATACTTTTTTATTTGGTATAGTAATTGAATTATAATAGGCATTAAATAACCTTAAAAACTTAATTACTATGTATTACAAAAAATACGATGCACTTGATAGGATTTTTGATTCGTTTTTTAACGATACGATATTTACTACAACTGAATATCAATACGAAAATTCCAAATTGGCAATTGAAGTATTAGATGATAAAGCACAGATTGCTTTATCAGTATTAGGACACTCTAAAGATGATATTACAATTGAATTACACGAAGATTCTATTGTAGTAAAATCGGCAGAAAAGGAAATGACATCTATCCAAAAGCAATTAATTTCAAAAGTTAATGAAAAGATTGCCGTAGGTAAAAAATTTGATGGAGAAAAAGCCGAAGCAAAGATTTTAAATGGTGTTCTCTATCTTACCATTCCTAAAAAAGAGGAAGCAAAACCAAAAAGTGTGGAAATTAAAGTTGATTAATTCACAAAAAAGTGTTATATTAATGGGTGAAGTCAGAAAAACTTCACCCATTTTTGTTTTATGGGGATATTTATACTTATAAACTTTAAACAAATGAATTATAAAGATAAAATAGAATCTCTTTTAGAATCTCTCGAATCTAAAATGTCTATAATTGAAAATGTGGCGAATGGTCGCATGCGATTGGATACGAATGACCTTATATTTGTTATCGAAGATTGTAAAAGAATCAGAGAAAAAATTAGTGAACTCATATCCATAGAAAGATAAAATGAATTGGCTTAAATTTTTAGTGGCGTTAGCTGCCTTTGTGGTAGCTGGTTGCGCTGCATATTTTTCAGTAACCGGTTTGGGAATACTATTCAGTGGTGCATCAATCGCCGTAATGGTAATGGCATCTGCGTTAGAGTTTTCAAAATTGGTAGCAGCGTCATATTTAAAACAATCTTGGGATTCAATTGGTAAAGTATTAAAAATTTATTTGGTTTTGGCCGTAGTTATCTTAATGATAATAACTTCAGCGGGTATTTTTGGATATCTTTCTAACGCGTTTCAACAGCAAAACCTAAAAATTCAACAAGTTGAACGTGAAATATCCATTTGGGAGCAAAAAATCAACACGAACAAAGAACAAATAGAAATTTTTAACACACAATTAAATAATTTCCAGCAAAATCAGGGTAAAATAATTGATTTACAACAAGGTAATCGCGCGAATAGTAGACTTTTACGCTCAGTTGATAATAGAGATAGACAAATCACCGAAACTTCTGAAAAAATTGATGTTTTGCAAAGTGAAATCGTACAATATAACGATACTATTAACAAAATTAAGAATGCAAACATAGATATTGAGCGAGAAGTGGGTGGATTTCGTTTTGTTGCCGAAGCATTTGGAGTAGATTTGAACTCGGTTGTAAAATTTTTCATATTTTTGATAGTTTTTGTGTTTGACCCATTGGCAATTGCTCTGGTCATCGCGTTTAATAACTTAATTAGACAAAATTCCGAAAAAAAATCAACTCCAAACGATGGAATTAGAGTATTTAAGGTTTATGGTGATGATAAAGACGATAATATCATAAATTTATCCGAAAAAGATTCAAAAATACTTGAAGAAACATTAGAAAATCCCCCAATTCCGAATGATGCACTAAAAACTGCGGCAGATGAGTATAAAAACGTGGTAGAAAGTGAAAAAAACGAAAAACCTGAGCAAGATTGGTTAAATGCTTACAATGGGCAACCATACTACACAAATCCTGAGTTTCCGTGGGATAAAAAACATCTTTGGCAGAATGACCAAAAGGCAGTCAACCATTGGATGAACAATAAGGGCCTCGGTAATTATTAATATTTGGTTTTTTGATAAAATTTTGTTATATTTAGGTAATAATTAATATTATGAATTTAGGTTACGCTTGTATAAACTTATCATTGGGTAAAAAGATTACCACAAATCGAAGTATGGTTAAAAAAACTCTTGATAGTAAAGGATTGGATTACGTGTCAGAACTTGCACTTAAAAACGCAAGTGATATTATCAAAATATTGGAATGGAACGTAGCAAACGATATTTACTTTTTCAGACTATCATCTGCCATCATTCCTTGGGGTGACCATATTGATATTACTGCCTTAAAGGATTACAAACAAATTGCAACCGAGCTCAGAAAGGCAGGTGATTACGCCCAATTGATGGGTGTTCGTATTACATCGCATCCTGGTCCATTTGTAGTTCTTACATCCCCTAAAGAAAGTGTAGTCCGCAATGCAATCGCAGATTTGGAACTACACGCTAAAATATTCGACCTAATGGGGCTAGAACGTTCTCCTTACAATAAGATAAACATACACTGTAACGGCGTTTATGGCAACAAGAAAGAGGCAATGGATAGATTCTGTACCAATTTTGATAGATTATCGGAATCGGTTCGTTCTCGGCTTACCGTTGAGAATGATGATAAGGCATCTATGTATTCTGTAAAAGATTTACTATACGTACACAATAAAATCGGTATTCCGATTGTGTTCGATTATCATCACCATCAATTTTGTACAAGTGATTGGACGGAAGAAGAAGCACTGAAAGCAGCAGCTACCACTTGGCCAAAAGGCATAACGCCAGTTGTGCATTATTCCGAATCGAAAGCATTGCACGAAAACAACATCAAAGAAAAACCACAAGCTCACTCTAATTATATTAATTCACTCCCCAATACATACGAATTGGATGTAGATATTATGGTTGAAGCGAAAGCAAAAGAGTTAGCTATTTTACCATTTATAAACAAAGTTATATGAAATTAATTGTAGACAAAAAAGCAAATGGATTATCAAATCCCGAATTTGATAAAAATTTAAAAACATCAGTACCACGTACTGAATTTACAAAAGAGTCCGCAGATGAATTGGAATCCATTCTTTCTAGCGCCATTGATGAATATGGTGGAGTGGGTATATCTGCAAATCAGTTAGGTATTCAAAAACGTGCATGCCTAATACGTGTTAGAGATACTTCACTATTTTTATTAAATCCATACATCGTAAAACGTGATGAAGAGGGATTCATATTTTATGAAGGGTGTTTATCTATTCCTAAAACAATAAACAAACCAATAAGAACACTTCGTTCTAACTCTGTTACGGTAATGACTGATAATTTCGGTGAAATGCAATTTTCTATTAATCCCGATGGTGATAAAGATTCGGTTTCAATCGAAACACTACAAACTGTAGTTGTGCAACATGAGATAGACCATTTGGATGGAATAACTATAAAAGAACGTGTGTATACTACTCAGGTTACTAAAAAAATTAATTATGGAAGAAATGATATTATCATTATGAAATCTCCCGATGGAGATTTGATTGAAGTAAAACATAAAAAAGCAAATGAGTTTTATTTAAAAGGATATGAAATAGTTTAAAATGGAAATAATAATTTTTATACTTTCTATATTCCTTATTGCCTCATTGTATTTGATTTGGAATCTATTTTCTAAATTAGAAGTATACGAAGATATATTCGAATCATACGATGAATTTCTTTCTAAGAAGGCTTTGGCATATGAGCAACTGCTGGAGAAAATGAGAGAGATTGATTCTCGTCAAATCTTTGAAAAAGATGATGACGTTGGATCAACCTTTCAAGGCATAAAGGAGTTAATAGAAGATTACAAAAACTTCGAATAAATATGCCAAGAAAAAAAGTAGTAAGAGAATACTTCACAAAAGACACGGAGAACGCCATATTGGAATATAATACGGCTTCAGAAAAAGAAATTAGAGATAGAATCTACAAAGAAAGAATCCAGCAATCATTTGAAAAGCTTGCCGAAATTGTTTACAATAAATGGAAGTTTACATATTTCGATGATGAGCCGGAAGATGTTATGTCGCAGGTTGTTGCGTTTATGGTAGAGAAAATCCATATGTACAATGACCCTAATAAAGGAAAGGCGTATAGTTACTTTACAATTGTAGCGAGAAACTACCTTATATTGAATAACAATTCTAATTACAAAAGGTACAAAGATACCGATATAATCTCCAAAATGCCCGAACAATGGGATGTAGAAAATAATTTTCACGATGAGGTTAAAGATTCCGAATATAAGGTATTTAATAGGTTAATGCTAGCTTATTGGGATAAGAATTTAGAAACATATTTTCAGAAAAAACGTGATATTCAAATTGCAGATTCAGTATTGGAATTGTTCCGTCGTGCCGAATACATAGAAAATTTCAATAAGAAAAGTCTATATCTTTTAGTTAGAGAAATGACCGGTTGCCCCACTCATTATATTACAAAAGTGGTAAACAAAATGCGACAGAAACAAATGGAGTTATTTAACGAATATCAAGATACGGGTGATATTAAAATGTAAGTTTATTGATTAACTATATTTATTTGTGTGAGTATCCTATTTAGGATAAAGAATATATTTCACACGTAATTAAAAATAAAAATAAATGTCAGTAGATTTTCAATTGTTTCCCGGCAAAACTCTATCTGATGTTTTTCAAGATATTTACACAAACCAAGTAAATAAAAAGAAGAACATTTCAGAACTCATCGAATCCTTACGAAAATTAATTAAAAACGTGGGAGAGGCAGCAGTAATTGCACCGATAGTAAAAGACCTTATTGAAGTCTCAGTAAAGAATGATGATCATCTAATTAAGTTAGCAACCATTGCACAGAGATTAGCAGCAGCTGCAGGAAAACAAAAAGGACAAGAAGGTTATTTATCTGAAGCAGAAAAATCTCAATTACTTTCCGAAATAGAACATACCGTTTCCGAAATGGAAAGGGATAGTAAAGAAAAGTTAATTGATTTGGAAATAGAAATTGATGAAATAAAATCAAAATTTTAACCTATGGAAGATAAACTTACATTAGAAAGAATTAAACTACTTCATCCAAAAGTTAGAAGTGAAGTAGAACATATTTATCGTGCACAAATTGTTCCTGCTCTGACCGGTAGAGCAATGTGTCGCTTTGCTTACACTCTTAGGACGTTTGATGAGCAGGCAGAAATTTATTCACGTGGTAGAACCAAATTGTTCGATGAAAAAGGACAACGATTGGGTGTTGTAACGCAAGCAGCCGCCGGTCAATCTATTCACAATTATGGATTGGCATTTGATATTATATTGTTAGTTGATAACAATCGTGATGGCAGATACGAAGAAGGTTCATATAATACGGTTGCAGATTATGATGGAGATAGAAAATCCGATTGGATGGAAGTAACAAACATCTTCAAAGCAAATGGATGGACATGGGGAGGTGATTGGACTCGTTTTAAAGATGCTCCTCACTTTGAAAAAAATTTTGGATTTACTTGGAGACAACTAAAAGCTAAATGGGATAAAAAAGATTTTATTCCTGGTACGGGTTATGTAAAAATTTAATTATAATTCTATATGAGAATAGATTCTTTTTTGGCAAAAGTAGTTACTGTTTATATGGGGTATGGCGAATCCATGTCTGAATTTCCTTTACAAAAAGAAAATGGAAAATTAGCAGATGATGTTATAGTTTACAATGAATCGGATTCATTTGGTGATATTGATACAAGTGCACTTGGTGCTATATTGTTTTATCACGAATCTACTAGTCAAAATGTAAAAGCGTATCCTTTTGATAAAAATCAAATGACGTTTCCAATTGAGGGAGAAACTGTTATAATTTTTAAAATAGAAAACAATCACTATTGGTTACCGTATTCAAGAACTATTTATCCAAATTTTAGAGAACTATATTCTATTTCAAAATTAACAGAAGAAAAAGAAGTAGATGAAATTTCTCCCGAAAAATCAAAAAATTATGGAAGGTTAAAAAAGACAGGAATAACAAACACCGCAAATTCAAATCAAAAAAAACAAACCACACAAAATTATAAAGTAAATACTAAGCCAAAATTTCTAAAACCATACGTAGGAGATACTATCATAACTGGCCGGACCGGTCAATCAATTAGATTTTCGGAATTTTTCTTAACCGAAGATGGTAAAACATCTTCACCATCAATTTTTATCAGTAATAAAAAAAGTAACGATTCTGAAAATAAAAAAATAGGAGAATTAATCGAAGAAGATATTAATAAAGATGGTTCTTCAATTTATATTGTCTCTGAAAAAGTTAAAATTCCATTTGATTATAAGAATGTTTCAAAAGAAAGAATTGCTTTTAAGGATTTTCCAAGCGATGATTCATTTAAAGGGAACCAAATATACATCAATTCCGACCAAGTTATTTTATCCGCAAAAAGTAAAGAGTTTATTATTTTTGGAAAAGGAAATACTGGTGTAGTAACTGATGCAAATTTTTCGGTTGATGCTAAAAAAGAAGTTTATATTCATAACGAAAGTAATATAATTTTACACACAAAAGGATCAAATCAAATATTTCTTAATTCTGAAAATGGTAAGATTTATTTAGGTAAAAATAAGGGTGAGGGAGCAGCAGGTGCCGATGTACAAAAAATGGTTTTGGGTGGTGAACTTGTAAAAATATTACAAGATTTAATTGATGAGGTAACTAAAATGTGGTTTCTAACTCCTGCAGGTGGTTCAAAAAAACAACCTCAAAACTTTCCACAGTTTCAAGCAATAAAAAATAGATTAGATGTAATATTATCAAAGAGTAATTACCTAAGTAAGTAAGATGGCCATAAATTTAAAAAAATCAATATTACAAAAAACGGCAGTATCCACATCGTGGACAGATTTTTATGTAAATATGGCACTAGAAATGGGAGAAAATGTTGCAATTCAACAATTTTCAAAATTTGCATTAGGTGGAGTAGATGATACTGCATTACAGCAAGAGTTGATAAACTTGAATGATAACTTTTGGTTTGCTTACAATCTTACAAATGAATATGATAAGTTAGTTACAAATGCAGGAAAAACATTAATAGGAGGGGTTGGATTACAATCGGGTAATTTTAGTGTAATGCAATCATTACTATTTACTTTGTTAGGCAAAACCGAATCAGATGAAAATGGAGACCTATTGAGGGATATTGGTCCATCGGTTCAATCATATTGGTTGGGTGCAAGACTAAAAAGGTTTCCTCCTCCTACAATCCCATGTATAGGTGCAGTACAAAATATATCAACAACTACCGCGATAAATTTATTTCCCGGAGTTTGGACTCCAATTATAGTTCCTCCATTATTTGAAAGTGTTTCTCCATTTTTACTTAATTTTATAATTTCGGCAAACCTCCATTTACTTACAATTAGTGGGTTGTTTGTGTGCAATTGCGCGTATCCACCACCTGCACCTCCTGCGCCAGGAGTATTACCATATGTTGGTTATTTTGTTCCACCACTTAGTAGTGTTAATCCTCTAAAAAGTTTAGATAAGAGTGATTTTATTGGATTGGCAATCGCCACGGTGACAAATACAATTCTTCCAGCCGTAACTGAAATAGTTTCAGAAAATAAAAAAAGTTCGGAAGCGTTTTCTTTGGAAAGTATTACTGCACGCTCAAGTGTAAGTTTAGGCGGCGGATTTATTAGTGCAAAGGGGGTTGGTGATAACGAACAACTATTAACATCGGATAGATTGGTTGAATTATTAAGAGGAAGTGCCGAAGGTGAAGAACTTGCATCAAATTTAAAAAATTCAATAAAATCTGTGAGAGAGCAAATATTTGATAATAAATCTCGTTTGCAAGCTTCCATAAAAGATGGACAAGAGCTTACAAAATCCCAAATCAAACAATAAAATCAATATTGGTAAAAAGGTTTTATAAGTAAACTTTTTCTTTCAATATTTATAAAAAAGAAAAAACTATGTCTAAATCGGATGTATTAATAACTCTTATTAAAGAGGTTGTAAAAAATGAAGTAAAACAACAAGTAAAAGAAGAAGTAGCTAAACTTATTAAATCAGGAGTATTAGTTCCGGCAATAAATAAAAAGTCAAATACGAATGAAACTATAAAATCTAGTGTAAAAAAACAAACTGCTTCTTCTCCATCGGTTGGAATTAATAGAAGTAATACTAAGCAAAGAACTTTATCAAAAGATCCTATGCTTAACGAAATTCTAAATTCAACTACACCATTTACCGCAGATCAAAGACGTGATGGTGGTGGATTAGCCGGAATGATGGGTGGGTCAGTTTTAGATGCTATCCATAGAGATTCGGAAAATGGTTGGGGAGAGATAAATCTTTCCACAAAAAATATGAATTATCAACCGGCACCACAAGTGACGGTTGAAAGCACTGGTAATGAAGCAGTCGATATTGTAGCAAAAGCATTGACTAGAGATTACACTGAGTTAGTTAAAAGATTTAAATAATGGCAATAGAACTTGGTAGAGTAAGTGTACAAGACCTTTCCGAAAACGATTACAAATCGTTAGGGATATCCATAAACCAAACATCGAATAGCAATGGTGTTTTTGCTGTGAATTATACTACTCTATCTCAAGTAAAATATAATTTGATTAATCTAATCCTAACAAAAAAAGGTGAACGCGTAATGCAACCCGAATTTGGATGTGATATATGGAGGATACTTTTTGAACCAATTATTGAGGGGCAAATTGATGCAGAAATAGAAAGAACAGTAACAGAAGCAGTAAACATTTGGTTACCATATATAAATGTAGACCAAATATTATTTGATTATGATGAAAACGATATTGATAATCATAGAGTAAACCTTGAATTACAATTTTCATTGACATCTAATCCTGCTATAAGAGATTCAGTAACAATAAACGTAAACGGATAAATTAAATGGCATTAAAACCAACAAATAAAAATTGGGGTGAAAATAGAACAATAAACTATTTGGGAAAAGATTTTGGAAGTTTTAGGCAAAACCTTATTGATTATGCAAAAACTTACTTTCCAAACACTTACTCCGATTTTAACGAGGCATCACCCGGTATGATGTTTATTGAAATGGCATCCTACATTGGAGATGTACTTTCTTTTTATTTAGATACACAATTAAAGGAATCCATTCTAACATTTGCAACGGAAAGAAAAAATGTGATGGCACTTGCTCAAACTTTAGGATATAAACCAAAAGTGACAACACCTGCCGCCGTAAACTTAACCGTATATCAATTGGTTCCATCAATCGGGGTGGGTGCTAATAACCGACCAGATGATAGATTTTATCTAAAGATAAAAGATGGCATGCAGGTTATTTCAACCTCAAATTCTAACGTAATTTTTCGAACGGTTGATGGGCTTGATTTTGGAAATTCAAGTGGGAGAGAAATAGATGTATATGAACGTGATTCAAATGGTGAACCTACATTTTATCTTATAACAAAAACAGTTAAAGCTATATCCGCGACCGAAACTGAAACTACAATTACAATACCAAATACAACCGAATATCCTACTGCCACATTATTCGATACCAATATCATTCAGATAATTTCAGTAGCAGATTCAAATGGAAACAAATACTATGAAGTTCCTTATTTGGCACAAGAAAGTATTTTTGTAGAAAATGCAAACACTACAAAGTTCAGTTCTGAATATGCACAATATTCTGGTTCAGTTCCTTATATGTTGGAAATACAAAAAGTTCCACGCAGATTTTCTATTAAAGTAAATACCGATTCTACAATGGAAATACAATTCGGTAGTGGCAACACTGCTCTATCGGATGATATAATACTTCCAAATACAAAAAACATAGGATTAGGATTGGCAAATTCAGTTTACCGATTAAACGATTCAATTGACCCGTCTAATTTTTTAAAAACAAATACATTTGGTATTGCTCCTGCGGGACAGACACTTACTGTCAAATATCTTACCGGCGGAGGAATTCAATCGAATGTAAACCAAGGCGATTTGATTACAGTATCAAGAATTGAATACGAAGAAGACCTATTATCTCTTTCTACTATTGATGCGGGAATTTATCAAACAGTAAAAAACTCTTTGGCAGTTGAAAATCTTGAACCTGCCACCGGTGGTCGTGGTGCAGAAAGTGTTGAAGAAATACGTCAAAATGCTTTGGCAATGTTTGGTTCGCAAAATCGTGCAGTGACTAGACAAGATTATTCGATACGAGCGTTGAGTATGCCTGAAAGGTATGGCAGTGTAGCGAAAGTATATGTATCCGCAGATGGTGAAATAAACGCAAATGACCCGTCTACAATCCTCTCAAATCCAAGTTCCTTATCGGAGTTTATGAATTTGATAGAATCTCTTAAAGATGTTCCTAAAGAGGAAATGCAACGACAAGTAAATGAATTTATTTCAAAGAAGAAAGGTTCTACAACGGAATTGAATAATCCCTTTGCAGTTAATCTTTATGTGCTAGGATATGATGTAAATAAAAAATTAACTACATTAAATTCTGCAGTAAAACAAAATCTTAAAACATACCTTTCCGAATATAGAATGCTTACCGATGGTGTGAATATAATTGATGGATTTATTGTAAACATCGGAGTTGAGTTTGATATAATAGTTTATTCATCTTATAATAAACGTGAAGTTCTTGCAAATTGTTTGACCGAATTGCAAGATTATTTTAATATTGATAATTGGACATTCAATAAACCCATAAACATTTCCGATATAGAATTAACATTAGCAAACGTTGATGGGGTTATGAGTGTCCCATCCGTCACTATTAAAAACATTTGTTCGAATGATGGATTATACTCACCAAATGAATATAACATTCAGGCGGCAACTATGGGTAAAATAGTGTATCCATCATTAGACCCATGTGTATTTGAAGTAAAGTATCCAAATAAAGACATAAAAGGAAAGGTATTATAAAATGCATAAATTCTTTACAGCATCGTATGATGCGAGTGTATATCTACAGCAACCCGAACAAAATAGCGGATTAGATGAGATAATAGAAGTTGGTAAAACGTATTATGGGTCAACCCGCGATGTCACGCGTACCCTTATAAAGTTTGATATCACCTCTATATCTCAAAGTATTTCGGCAGGGGCTATTAGTTCAAGCTTCACATCTTACTTAGTTTTAAGGTCGGCAAATTCAGAGGAAATTCCTTTGAACTATACAATATATGCTAACGCCGTATCACAAAGCTGGACAATGGGCACCGGTACTAAATTTGATAATATAACATCAAATGGTGTAAGTTGGAAATATCGTGATGGTATAACCGCTTGGATGACTAATACTATTGGTGGTTCTGCGGTTTATTCTGCCGGCACGACTGGTTCTGCTAATGGAGAAGGCGGTACTTGGTACACCGGTTCCGAAGCCAGTCAATCATACTCATATTCATCCGATGATGTTCGTATGGATGTAAGTGGTATAGTAAGATTGTGGTTAAGTGGTAGTGTTCCAAATGAAGGATTTATTATACATCATAGTCTTCAAAATGAAGAAAATACAACCGATTATGGTTTGCTAAAATGGTTTTCAAAAGAAACCTCAACCATATACGAACCAAAATTGGAATTTGTTTGGAATGATTTTTCATTTACAACAGGGTCATTATCTTCGATGCCAACCAGTGATTACAAAGTTGTATTCACAAACCTTAAATCAAAATACGATAAAAATTCAAAAGTAAAAGTAAGATTGAAAGGTAGAGAGTTATATCCTCTAAAATCTTTTACCACTACGGCTTTTGAATACGACCAAAGTAAATATTTACCAACATCGAGTTATTATCAATTGCAAGATGAAGTAAGTGGTGATATATTATTTCCTTTTGGAGATTATACCAAAATAAGTTGCGACCAAAGTGGTAGTTATTTTGTTATGGATTTAAACACATTACCTCAAAAACGTATTTATAGACTTAAACTAAAAATTACGTCCGACGGAATTGACAACATTATTGATGACAAGTTTTTATTTGAAATAGTATAAGATGTTATCCATTGAAGCCATAAAAGAAAAATTAGAAATAGAAAAGAGAGAAAGATTAGAAGAAATTCTAAAGGTTTCCGGCAGTAATGCTATTTCAAAAACTGAATATAATACAACGATAGTTGATGAAAAAAATGCCGCATCATCATTGATATTCAAAAATGTATCAAAGGATAAATTTGATAACGATGAGCTTGTAAAAGCAATTGATATAGAGATAACGGAGTTAAAACCAAATATTCCGATACAAACTACACCGAAAGTTGATTTAGAATTATATAATCAGGCTCTTAGTGAAATTGAAGATTTGCGTGCATTAGTTGCTTTACTTAGAGAAAATATCAACATATTAGAATCAACAATAGGTGTATTAAATGCGCAAATAGAAGTAGCCAGAAATGAAAAACTTGCAACTGATCAGCTAAATGATGTATTGGTAAATCAGTTAGAAACTCTTTCTCAAACACTTGCCGACTTTGCCAGTCAAATACAAACTGCAGTTCAAAAATCAGTAGATGAATCCATACTACGTGCATCGTTACAAGCACAAAATTCTGGATTCAAAGCTCAGATAGAAGCACTCATAAAGCAGATTGATTCTCTTAATTCTATTATAGAAGGATTGCAGGCACAATTGGGAGCAGTTCAACAACAACAAGCAATTGAGCAAGGAACGCAAGCGCAAGCACTTGCGGCAAAAGGTGAAGTTATAAATGATGTTGTTGTTGCATCATTTGATAGAACACTATCAACTACAACCGATTACAGAATCTATGCCAAGATTCAAGAAAATAGAAACAATAAAGAGCCAGAAAGTAAATGGATAAATGGTGAATCTATTAAATTTGTAAATAACGATAAATTGCCAGTCAAAATAATTATAGATGTATCATATCCTGAAAATGGAAGATTGCGTTGGTTTGAGCCGGATAATACTAACTTTGAAGTTCCTCCGAACGGAGATGTAAAAGTATCTTTGAATTTAAGAGGAAGAGCGGCAAATGGATATCAAAGTAAACCTATATTTTTAGGATACGGATCTAGTCAGAATTATACAGGCGAATTAAGAGTAAAAGTAATTCGTTCTGATAAAAGTGAAGATACTAAAGCATTCAAAACATTGATGATAAAATCACATCCAAAATCATACGCAAGTAACGATTAATAATTATGGCAATAAACAAATATACAAATATTGAACAAATAAATAGTAGGCTAGAAAATGAGGGGCAGTTCTTAAAACCCGAAGACCTATTTATCGTTTCAAAAGATGAATCCGAAATATCAGAGTTTGGAGATTCCAAATATGATGTTATGGAGGTATCGGTTTATGATGTTAATAATAATTTACTTCCACAAAAATCGGGAAAAAATGTTGCATACATAAAGGGTGGTGATATTAAAAATTATATCTATAATGTAGTAAACAAAGGTGGGCAGAAGGAATTGGCGATTGATGCGGAAAAGTTGTTGAATGGATTGGGATTCTCAAATGGAATTTTAAAAGTTAATATAAACTTTGTAAGAAATCGTGTTGGAAACGATAATGAATATCAAAAAGTATGGATACAAGAAATTTCCGCAACACGCGAAGAAGTCAGAATCCTACCACTAAAAGTTAAAGATGAGCAACTAACAAAGAAAGTAGCAGAAGAGTTTAATAGAACGATTGCGCAAGATAAAGATTTTCCACTTGTTAAAAAATGGATTTTGGATTCATTGGATTCATTTGGCAGAGAGTATCTATCAAAGATAAATGATACTATGGTTTCAAAATTTGGTAATGATTTTTTTACTACAATAAAAAAAGATTTTGGAATATCATCATTTGATGCGTTTAAAGATAGAATTTTTGAAAACTTTAAAACATCGGTAACATATTATCTATCAAACAAATATTACGATATAGAACAATCAAATTTTGGAAGACAATTATCAGTTCCAACATTTGATGATTCGGAAAGATATGATTTTTCTATGATAAGAATGGAAGTAGAAAAGATATTGTATAAATGCGTTTCATCTCAAATAAAAACACTCAAAAGAAGAAATGTAGAATATCAGATACTACCACAAGAATTTTCAGTTGTTCAGCTACAAAAATCAGTTAAAGATAATTTGGCAAGTTTTGAAGTTCCAACGGTAAATGCTACTGATATATTTAGTCCGAAGTTGGCTCAACTCCGGAGAGAAGAATCATTGGTAATAACTCCATCCCCAACACCAATTGAAAATCCACTTGTTACGATTAGACAATTGGAGCCGGATATATTACCCGGTGCACCATTCAGGCCACAAGAACCACCGATAGTAGAGCCCGATCCAGGTGTATTTCCGATTGATGTTATAACTCCACCTAATTCAGGTACAAGAGAGGTAGAACCCCTACCAGAACCTCCAATACAAACACCAATTGGTGGAGGAGGTGGTGGAAGTGGAACACGATTGGAAAACCCAATAGATAGTGGATTTAGGTATGGAATAAATAATGATGTATTTCAATTAGAACAATAGATAATACATGGCAGTAAAACAAAATAGACAATATCAGAGACCAGTAGATGGTAATCCATTTGAATTTGATAATCAATTCGGAGGGGCAGGAATTTCGGATCCATACGATGGGACTAGACCATATGTTCCATTTAATCAATTAGGATTATTTACTGATCAATTGGGCGGTGGAACTGGCGGAGGCGGTACATCTTATACACCACCGACACCACCAAATAGTACGTTTGTTCCACCATCAAATCAACAAGATTTGCTGAATGGGAACATAATTGTAAATCTATCTGCTGAATCTTTATCTAGCTCTGAAAAAGTAGATGTTGAATTTTTAGAAAATGATATTTCTAAAGGTATCAGTAATAACACTCGTATAGTATATTCTCCTGCACTTTCATTCGGTGATAAGAAAATATATAAAGCAACATCGGCAGGAAAGGTTTTAACTAACTATTACGAAGTTACTGTTGTAAAAACGTTTGTTAGTTCAAATTATCCATTTGATGATGTGATAAGATGGCAACCGGGTAGTGATGGAGTTATACCGGACCCAAATACATTCGGTACAAGCAGATATCCATATTGGGATCAAAATAATGGAACTTACAATTATACATTTGATTTCAATAGAGGTAATCGTAACACTCCGTTTACAAGATTTGAAGAAATATACACGGAGAACCTACAAGTAAACGAATATGAATTGCAAGATGATGGTACATACATTGTATCATCAACTAAAGACTATAAAAGTACCGGTGATGTAATAAATCTTACATTTTATTTTAGAGAAAAGAAAACTACCGATACTCCAATAGAGGAAGTTCCAAAAGATGCATCAAGTCAATTGGATTACGAAATCGCGTTTGGTACTAACTTTGGACTTGAATTAAATGGTAAAATATTTTTAGAATATTCAATTGAAGGAGCAAACGGCGATGTTGTTGCTGGCGGTAGAATTGGTGTAGAAGATGGCAGTGATATAGGTAAATTAAATTTTACGGAACTTACAAATGGTAAAGTACGATTAGGGATTACTGGAAATCTACCTGCCGAATACAAGTACAAAGCCGTTTATCAAAATAAATTACAAGGTCTTTCAAGAGATACTCAAATAGATTATACAAATTGGAAAACGGTACCCCAACAATTTGAGTTATCTATTAATGAACTAAAGTATGGCATAGCGGTTGTTGCTGAATTATACAAAGAGGTTGCCATATTGGCTCCGGAGTTGAGTTTACCTCAAAATAAATTTGATGTACAAGTAAAAGAATCAGATTTAGAAAAAGGCGTAAGGATTCCATTTACTACAATAAGAGCAGATGAGGTAATCGCATATATTAGTAAAGATAAATCGGTAAAAGTAAATGCATCTGATAATGAAGTAACGCTATTTTTTCAAAAAGACTTTGAAGAAATATATGGTAGTAAAAAAGTTATACTTGTAGCACGTAGTGGAAGATATGGAACAAGTTCTCCAATTGAAGTTCTAATAACATTTACTGCTGTAAATGATTTTCCATCTATCACAAATATAACATATCCACAATTTTTGGATATTCCTGCGTTTTCAGATTTTAATATAGATATTAACGTAAATTATGATACGTTTGGTGCAACAAGTGTTGATGTAGACCTTCGTAAAAAAGATAAAACGCTAATAAACGTTTTTAAGAATTTAGGTACAAATTCTGCTTTCAAACTTAATGTTAAAAAACTAAACGAGGCATATCCCGATTGGAACGCAGGCGATAACAAATTGTATCTGGTTTTAAGACCATACAATCGTGGTGGAGCAGAAAATCTTATTGGAAATGAATACGAAATTATTACCGATATTCGTTTACCAAAGGTTCAGTTAAATGAGACCATAATTGAATCTGCTTTAATGCAAGCATTTACTGAAAACCTATCCATAATAACTCCCGAAAAAGATAGTAAGTATTTAACTCATCTTTTGAATTTCGGAGGTAACGAACAAGTATTAATTTCATCTTGGGAAGAAGATAATTGGACTCTATCGGAAAAAGCAGAAAACGCAGATGGAATACTTGCCGTAGTTCCTGGCAAGGAAGTTAAATCTTTAATATTAAAATTATATAATCCGCTTCCTCCTGCAATTCAAATTAATTCAACTTCTTGGATTACTAAATTGATGACCAATCCATTGGTTGAAACTGTAATACTTACTGAACAAGCCAAATTAGAATGTCCACCAATTAAAGGACCAAACTTTAACATAGAAGTAAACTTTGTTCAGGGGCAATCGGTTAGTTATGAAACATTGGATGATGTTTTATTGAGTGGGTCAGTTAACAATAATACTTTAGTTCAAAATTATACAAGTGCGTCTCTCTTGGATTGGGAAGACATTAATATAGAATACGCAAGTGGATCTAATGCATTGACCGGGTATCTATGGGAAAACTTTACTCATTTTTCATCTGCAAAAGAAAGATTGGATAATTTTGTTTATAAGGTTCAATTAATCGAAACGTATGAAACACTTATAACATCGGCATCTACCGATTATACCGGAAATGGTTCGGCATACACCGGTTCTACTGCGGGCATCAATGAGATAAATCGTCAAACACAAAAGAAAAACGCAGTAATCCAAGGATTTGATGGATTTGAAAAATTTCTATTTACAAGTTCATCTTTATCTTGGCCATTCAATGGAACGATTAGATATTCCAGCACATCATCTCAAGTAATAAATTGGTACAATAGTGCCTCAACTGCAGCTACTATATATGATAACAATAACGCTAATTATGTATTAAACAATATTCCATCGTATGTTTTAAACTACGATGAAAATGAACAATTCCTTTTGTTCATGTCAATGATGGGACATCATTTCGATAACATATATTACTACGCGAAATCCATTGAGAGGAGTAGAGATATAAGTTATAATATAACCAATGGTATCGCGGATAAAATATTATTTGATGTACTAAAATCTTATAATTGGGATGCCAAAAATCTAAATTCAAACATTCCACTTTGGGAATATACATTAGGATTGGATTCCAATGGTGATGAGAAGTTTCTTTCACCATCCAAAAAAAGAAACTATGAAGTATGGAGACGTATTCTAAATAACCTGCCATATCTTCTAAAACATAAAGGCACACGTCGTGGTATCTACGCTTTACTTTCATGCTATGGCATTCCTTCATCAAATCTTTCTATAATGGAATTTGGTGGACCAGAACCAACCACATCCGGCAAAGGAAAGTTGGTAATGGATGAATTGACCTATGTGTTGGGTATGGATACTGGTTCAAGAATTAATTTAAGTTGGCCCACAACAGAAAATAGTAGAACACCAGATAGTTTGGAATTGTTCTTTAGACCTACAGCGACCGGTAGTGTATCAACAATATTATCTAATAGCTGGACATTACGAGCGTCTGCAAGTTCACAATTAGAACCAACGTTTGGTAAATTAGTTTGGAATTATGGAGCAGGTACATTGACAAGTAATGAGTTTCCATTGTTTGATACCGAATATACTGCCGTTTGCTTAACAAAGCAAGGTAGTAATGTTCGTATGGATATTGCAAAATATAGTGGAGAAAGACGTGTATTTACTCAATCACTTTCTACTGCCGCAAGTTGGGCTACTAGCACCGGTACCGTCGTTGTTGGTAGTTCAACATTTACTGGATATATAGATGAAATCAGAACGTGGTCACAGCCATTAAGTAGTTCGGTATTTTACGAACATGCTGCATGGCCTGAGATGATTAACGGTAATAACTATTCATCTTCAACTGATGATTTATTTTTCAGACTTGATTTTGAATATCCAAAGAATCTCTATGTAAGTACAAGCATACTAAACGTTGATGCAAACGTTTATTATGATGAAGGATATACTCGTAATATGGTAGAAGCGGAATCAACTCCGGCTACTTATATGAACACAAGAAACGCAGCATCTCCACTTACTGCATCTGTTAGTGGATTTACTGATATAACGACGTATCCATATCAATTCCTTCCATATGAAAGAAAAGTGTCCGCACCCATTCCATCCATCGGCTCCAGTCGATTTGTAGGAAACAAAGTTAGGGTTGAAGAACAAACATTGGTAAGCCAACTATCACCGAAATATAGGTCTACAGTTAAATCGTATGATAACGCTCCGATTGATTCTAATAGAGTTGGATTGTTTTTCTCTCCAAACAAAGAATTAAACTTTGATATTATAAAAGCATTCGGTGGTTTGAATTTTGATAACTATATTGGTGACCCATCGGATACATACAAACCAAACTACGATTCATTAGATAAACTACGTCAATATTATTTTAGAAGATATGCAAATTCAAAAATAGACATTTATCAATATATCAATCTTATAAAGTTATATGAAAAGGCCCTATTTGAAGATATCAAGCAAATGTTGCCGGCTAGGGTTAAAGCCACATCTGGTCTATTGATTGAACCACACATATTGGAAAGAAGTAAGTTTCAGCACACAAAACCAACCGGTAGTGCCGAAAACTATCAGGATACTATTGATTTGAAAGATTCACCGATTTTGAATTTTGAAACAACTATAATTGAATCCGAAATAGATGCAACCGAATATGAATTAATGGGTGAAGATAATCAGCACACAACGATTATTGATGCCGATTATTCTGAAAGTTTGGAATCCGATAGTTATCAACTCGATTCTAATATAGAAACCGAAGGTCTATTCAACGTATCATCTTTAAGTGAGACAGGATATTTAGAAACCGCGGATTCGGTTGTAGATGCTAATCTAGATGAGGGCACCCCACAAAAGGAAAGAGAGGCTTTCGCAGGATTGGCGGTGGCCGGACAAGATGAGTTTAGTGATATTGGATTTGGTATATTCGGAGAAGATGGTCACGCGGTTCGCTCTTATTTCGACCGATTCGGAAAAGTAGCAAAAGAGCGTGTACTTGTATCGATTCTAAAAGAAAAGAAAGAAAGAGAGTTCACATACTATCAGCAAGGAGATGATCCTCGTAGTGGTGAATTAACTGGCACTGAAGTTTATTATGAAACACGTGTAAATATTCAGCCATTTTATCAGCCAGGTACAACAACGCCATCATCACTTCCAACCACGAATGATAGAATAGTAGAAGTAACGCCGGTTAGAGGATATCTGCCTACACATTATAAAAATACATCTGATCTAACTCGTGGATTGGAAAATTCATATTGGAGAGGATGTAAAAACACTTCGGCCACTACATTGGATGGAACACCACCGGTCGAAGTGTTTGCTACCAATCCAAATACATTGAAAGTAAATAAAGCAGGAAGAGATTCTTCAGAACCGATTTTGGAAACTGAATAATACTTATTTTTTAGAATAATATATTTATAACAAAAGATAACAATACACTATGGGATATTTAAGTAATACTGAATTGACAGTAGATGCAATTCTAACAAAAAAAGGTAGGGAAAAACTCGCGGCAGGATTGGGGTTGAATATTACACAATTCGCACTTGCCGATGATGAGGTAGATTACTCTCTCTACGAACCTGCACATCCACTTGGGTCTGCTTATTACGATTCCGCAATTAAAAATATGCCGGTATTGGAAGCATCTCCGGATGAAACACAAGTTATGAAATACAAACTTGTTACACTTCCAAAAAATACTACAAGAATCCCAGTTGTAGAATTTGGTGTACCTAATATTACGGTTAATCAAAAAAGTGGTGAGGTTGCTCTTTCACCAACCACCTCCCCTTCCGGAAATAGAAGATTGGGATACACGGTCATTCTTGCAAATAAAAATGCAGGTGATTTAGTAGGAGAGGGTGTAACTGCAGATGTAGGAACTGTCCCCGTATTTATAGGTGATGATGTTTCAGCAACGGCAGCGGTAGCAAAAGGACTTACATTTAAATTCATTCCAAATCCATCACTAACATCAACGGTAAGAACAACAATTACTGTTTATGGTAATGAAACGGGTGGCTCTCAAACAATACCAGTAACCGTAAACTACGTTCAATAATATAAACTATGGCAGTAATTAGAGATAATAGAGGAGCCCTTTTAGCAAGTAATCTTTCGCAATATCTAGCCGCAGCTGCAAACACAGCCGGTACACCGATTGATACTAATGAGCTCGTAAATATACTTAACCAATTTTTGGGACAGGGTGAGCAAATAAGTCCCGATGTAACCACAATATCAAGTGGTATTTATAAAAGATTTGGTTCAATTGATAAAGTAACAAATCGTACCGAAATAGTAACTTCAGGAATATGGAGTGATGGATCTGGCTCACTTACTGGGTTTTTTACATCTTCCGCACAAAGTAGTTCGGTTAGTGGAAAATACTATCTTGATGTTTACAACAAAAATCCACAAACAGATAGTACCGCCGAAGTTCAATTTTCAATTGCTTATGGAAATATAAGTGGTGGTGGAGT